CGGCGAATGCCTGCGAGGCGTTTGCCGCCAACCTGGTGGGTGACGGCATCAAGCCCTCGTCGCTGATCGAAGATCCGGCTATGCGCGAGCGGGTGCAGCGGCTGTGGCTCGCCTGGACCGATGAAGCTGATGCCGATGGGCTGACCGATTTCTACGGTCTGCAGGCGATGGTGGCGCGCGAGATGTTCGTCGCGGGCGAATGCTTCGTCCGGTTGCGACCGCGCCGAGCGGAGGACGGTCTGCTGGTGCCGATCCAGCTGCAACTGCTGCAGTCCGAGATGCTGCCGTTCGAGAAGACCGAAATCGCCGCCAACGGCAATCGCATCCGCTGCGGCATCGAGTTTGATCGGCTGGGCCGCCGCGTGGCCTATCACTTCCGCCGCCGCCATCCCGGCGACAGTACCGATCAGGGCATGGCCACGCCGGAAACCGTGCGCATCCCGGCGGGGGATGTGCTGCATGTCTACCGACCCATCGATGCCGGCCAGATCAGGGGATTGCCGCATGTGGCACCGGCCATGGTGCGGCTGTTCCTGCTCGATCAGTACGACGACGCCGAACTGGACCGGAAGAAGACCGCGGCGATGTTTGCAGGGTTCATCACCAAGACCGCGCCGGAAGAACAGCTGATGGGCGAGATCGAGGCCGCCGAGGATGGCACCGGGATTGCCAGTCTGGAGCCCGGCACAATGCAGGTGCTGCTGCCGGGCGAGGATGTGAAGTTCTCGACCCCGGCCGATGTCGGTGGCGGCTACGAGGCGTTCCAGTACCGCACATTGCTGTCGATCGCGGCCTCGGTCGGGCTGCCCTATCACCTTGTGACCGGCGATGTGCGGCAGGCTAACTATTCGTCCTTGCGCGCCGAGCTGGTGGAGTTCCGCCGCCGCATCGGCCAGCTGCAGCACGGGGTGCTGGTGCATCAGTTCTGCCGTCCGGTCTGGCGACGCTGGCTGGAAACGGCGGTGCTGTCCGGTGCGCTGGATCTGGAAGACCTCGAATCTGCTCTGCCGGTGCAGTGGATCCCACCGCGCTGGGATTGGGTCGATCCGCTGAAAGACATCCAGGCGCAGTTGCTCGCCATCGAGGCCGGGCTGCTGTCGCGCCGCAAGGCGGTCGAGGCCACCGGCTATGACATCGAGGAAATCGATCGCGAAAACGCCGCCGACCGTGACCGGGCCGCGGGGCTCGGTCTCAGCTATCGCGCCAGCCCGGGCGAGACGCAGGGCGCCCGCGCCACCCCGGTGAAGCGCCCGGACGGCGAAGACGGCGCCGACGACCCAACTGAACAGGAGTGAACCCATGCAGAGCTGGTACACGATCCGCGCCCGCGCCGAGGCCGCGGAATTGTCGATCCATGACGAGATCGGCGCCTATGGCGTCAGCGCCAGACAGGTCATCGCGGAGCTTGGTACGCTGGCGCCCGGCACCGCACTGGAACTGCGCATCAACAGCCCGGGCGGATCGGTGTTTGACGCGGTGGCGATCTACAATGCCCTGAAACGGCATGACGGTCAGGTCACCGTGACGATCGACGGCATTGCCGCCTCCGCCGCCTCCTACATTGCCATGGCGGGCGACGAGATCGTCATGCCGGAGAACACCTTCCTGATGATCCACGATCCATCAGGACTTGTGATGGGCACGGCCGCCGACATGCGGGTCATGGCGGAAACCCTCGACAAGATCGCCGGAAGCCTGATCCGCGGCTATGCCGCCAAATCCGGCCAGCCCGATGCAGACATTGCCACCCTCATGGCGGCGGAAACCTGGTTCGATGCCGCCGAGGCGGTAGCAGCGGGTCTTGCCGACCGGATCGCCGCGCCGGTGCGGATTGCCGCAAGGTTCGACATCGCCGGCTTCCGCAACGCGCCGCCGGCGCTGGTCGAGGTTGCGGCAGACGCGCGGGACGCAGCTGCGGCCGAGGCAGAAGATGGCGAAACCATCGCAAGTATCGCGACCGAGGCGTCTGAAGAGGAACCCGCCGCCGGTGAAGCGAGCCTTGAGACCGCGACCGACAGTGACCTGGACCCCTCTGGCTCAGATGCCGGCGAACTCCCGTCAGCGGCTCCCGATCCTGCATCCGACCCGGGCGCGGAAACTCTTGGAGCTTGCGAGACTTTTGGCGCCGACACCGGACCGCCTGCAGAGTCCGATCCGCCTCACGATGACGTCGGCACAGTTGCCGCCGTCAACAGTGCTGACTTTGCCGCCAGCATTCGCGCCGAAGCAATCACCCAAGCCCGCGCTGTCATCGATCTCTGCCGTCTGGCCGGTCAGCCGCAGATGGCGGGCCAGTTCCTCGAGCGCGACATCAGCCTCGACGATGTGCGCGCCGCTCTGCTGGCCACCCGCGCCGAAGCCGAACCCGAAATCTCCGCAGCCCATCCGCAACCGGGCCCGGGCTCTGCGGCCCGTCCCTGGGGCGACGTCATCGCCCGCACTTTCAGGATCAAAGGATAATCCTCCATGACCACGCTCAACGAATCTACCCATCCCGGCGGCTTCCTCGTCTGGGAAGCCTTCCGCGACTACACCCGCGAAGTCGTCACCATTGCCGCCGGCGTGATTGAGCCCGGCACCGTGCTGGGCAAGATCATGGCGTCGGGCAAATATGCCGCCCATGATCCCGCGGCCACCGACGGCACCGAGACCGCCGTCGCCGTGCTCTGGGGCAAGGCCGACGCCACCGGCGGCGACGTGCCCGGTGTGGCGCTGATCCGCGGCCCGGCCATCGTCAATCGCCACGACCTGGTCTTCACCGGCACGCCCAGCGAGGGCGAAATCACCGCCGCCCATGCCGCGCTGCTGGCCGCCGGCATTCTCGTCCGCTGATCAACCACTTCTGAAAGGAGGCTTGCAAATGGCCACCATGGACATCTTCGAAGGCGATGCCTTCTCGATCATCGAACTGACCCGTGCGCTCGAAAACATCCCCTACAAGCCCGCCACCCTGTCGGGATCGGGCCTTTACGGCGCCCGCGGCGTACGTTCGCGTACCGTCGTCATCGAGTCCCGCGACGGCACCCTGTCGCTGATCCCGTTCTCGGAACGCGGCTCGGCTTATGAGCAGCAGATCCCCGAGCGCCGCGACATGCGCGCCTTCGTTTGTCGCCATTTCAAGAAGCAGGACGTGATCTGGGCCTCGGAAATCCAGCAGGTCCGGGATCACGGATCCGAGTCCGCCACCCAGCAGGTGCAGGCCGAAGTCGCCCGCAAGCTCGGCCGGTTGCGCAACGATGCCGAAACCACCTTCGAGTATCACCTGTTCAACGCCATCCAGGGACTGGTCAAGGACCCGCGCGATGGTGCCACGGTTGTGAACTACTTCACCGAGTTCGGCATCACCCCGGCGGTGGAGGTCGACTTTGATCTCGACAACGCGACGCCCGCCTCGGGGGCTCTGCGCAAACGCTGCCAGGCGCTGATCGAAGGCGTCGAGGACACCATGGGCGGCCTTGCCACCGGTGCCATCGCACTGCGCGCCGAATGCGGCTCGGCCTTCTTCGCCGATCTGGTGGCCCACAAGGAGGTGCGCGAGACCTACCTCAACACCGCCGCGGCCGCCGATCTGCGCTCGCGCGTCGCCGACGAGGTCAGCTTCGGCGGCATCACCTTCCGCCGCTACCGGGGCGGTGCAGGCTTCGGCGTCGCCACCGACAAGGCGGTGTTCTATCCCGAAGCGGTCGACGGGCTGTTCGAGATCTACCACGCCCCGGCCGACACCTTCGAGACGGTCAACACGCTGGGTCAGCCGCTCTATGCACGGATGATCCCGGATCGCGACCGCGACGAATGGATCCGCCTCGAGATCGAAAGCAACCCGCTGCCGATCTGCACCCGCCCGCAGGTGCTGCGCAGCGCGCGGCGGACCTGATGACCGCCTTCGCCACGGCGATGCAGGTGCTGTTCGCCGACCAGAACATCGGGCGGGATGTCATCTACATCGCCGAAGGCGGCGCACCCACGCTCGTCCGTGCCATCCTGCGGCGACCGGACGATGTGACCGGCTTTGGCGAGGCGCGGCTCTGGTCGGAAACCACCCGGCTGGACCTGCGTGTCGCCGAAGTCCCAGACCCGCGCCCCGGTGACCGGATCGAGATCGACGGAGAGGCGTTCCTGATCCAGGGTGAACCGATCCGCGATCGCGAGCGGCTGGTCTGGACCGTGGACCTGCGACCGACGTAGCGGCGATGAAGCTCAAGCTCGACATCAATCCCGATATCGTGGCGATGATGGCTGCGGAGGTTGCGGCCGGGGAACGGGCCGTGACCGCTGCCATGCGCGAGGCCGGAACTGGGCTCAAGACGGCCTGGCGCGCACAGATCACCGGCGCCGGGCTCGGGCAGCGACTGGCCAACTCGATCCGGCTCGCCAGCTTTCCGAAATCCGGCGAAAGCCTGAATGCCGCAGCGCTGGTCTGGTCCAAGGCGCCGGTGATCATCCACGCCCACGATACCGGGCCGCTGATCCGCGCGAAACACGGGTTCTGGCTGGCAATCCCGACGGCTGCGGCGGGCAAGTCCCTGCGTGGCGGTCGGATCACCCCGGGAGAATGGGAACGCCGGACCGGTCTGCGCCTGCGCTTCATCTATCGCCGCAGGGGCCCGAGTCTGCTCGTGGCCGAGGGGCGGTTGAACACGAAGGGTCGCGCCGTGGCATCACGGTCGAAGTCCGGCCGTGGCCTCGTGACCGCGCCGATCTTCCTGCTGGTGCCGCAAGTCAAGCTGCCGAAGCGGCTGGACCTCGCGCGGGATGTCGAGCGGACGGTAAACGCTGTGCCGGGGCTGATCGTGACGAACTGGGTGGATCGTTGAGTGCAGGCCACGAAAATCATGCCATTACGCTATAGACCGATTGCCCGTCGCTAGAGCTTTTCTCGACCGCACCGCAAAGAGCAAAGATCGTTGCTCCGTTGGCAGACACGAAAACGACCCCAAGCAGAACATCCGGGCTGGGATTTGTTGTCAAAGAAATCGTCGCCCCTTCACCGACGGCAAGTTCGACAAAGGCATGATGCTCGGCGGCGGCCAAACGCGCAATATCGAGGTAACTGACAACATTCTGTCTCGTGAAGTGAAGGACATCAAATGCCGCAACATCTCGAAGGAGGATCGCTTCGCAGTTGTCTGCGGGATCGGACCTGACCAGCAGCGTTAGGACGCGCTCAGCGGATTCGTAGGTCATGCCAACATACTCCACGTCGGCAAACCGTTCATCCCCTTCAAAAGTGATCATCTCCAATCCTCCGGACGGATCAACCCGTCATCACCTCGCCCTTCACCTGAAAAGCCCTCTTCCTCGGTCGCTGGCCGACCAGGCTGGCGCTCGCCGTCGATCCATTCGTGCGTATGGGGCTGACCTTGACCGTGATCGTGGCCCCAATCAACGTCTTTGATCGGCTTTCCGTCAGGGCCATACAATCTGTCTCCGCGAGGGCCGACAACCCAAGTTCCCGGACGCCCCTGTGCAGGCAAGCCCCGAGCTTCCGGCGCAGGTTCCACGGGTCTGCCCTCTGCATCTGTCTCCGGGATACCTTCTGGAAGCGCTCTGGGTCCGCCCTCTGCGCGATTCTCAACAACATGCGGTGAGGACGTACCACCGAGCGCTTGATAGCCTTCGGTCGAAAAACCGGGCAGGTCAAGAATATCACGACCGAACTCATCGAGTTGGGGAAAGACTTCGACCCAGCCGGACGCAAATTCGCCGGGCCGCACGGTAAGTCGCCCTGTGTTCCATGCTTTCAATGCCTCATCGACAATGCCCTGAATTCTGGCCAAATCTTCCTGACTACCGGCCAACGCCCTCCCCAATGCGCCTGGGTCAGAGAGTTCGTGCAGCGCAAGCGCTTGCCCCACGATTTCGGAGGTGGGCCCCGACCAGTCAGCACCCGAGAAGCGGCCTGAATAGAATTGGCCCCAAGCATGCGCGCGGGCAGCCAGCACACCTTCGACCGTAGAAAGGTCAAGGCCGAGGCGTTCGGCAGACCTTTGAACGGCTGATTCATCAGCATAACGGCGAAATGCCTCAAGCCCAACAGCCGCGACCGCAGCTAGGCCACCCCTTGTCAGCGCGCGAAGTCCCGAGCCAAGTCCTGAGGGGGATGGCAAGACATCTGGCAAGCCACCGATGTTTGGCACATACTCCACAGGCGTAATCATGGCGTCACGCGGCGCGACGGGCTCTGCGACAGATCGGCAGTTGTGCGCCTGCCCCGGATGGCCGCCTGCGGGCGGTTGGTCCCAGCGGAATATCTGATCGTCGTAGTCAGCGTGGCTGTCGCGAACTTTGGCGTCGTCACGAGATCGCCAAATGTAGCGCTCGACCCCCAAGTCCTGCTGCCGAAGCTGGTTGATCAGGCCTGCGAAGGCCCGCAGCAGGCGTTCTTCCATGGCGGTTCGCAGGGGGCGAAGGCGCTGCGGATGGGTCTCGTATTCCTCGAAGATTGCCGTCAAGCGCGCATCCCACTGGCGCAGCGCCTCCTCCTTCGCATCCGTAACATCGCGCAGGTCGGCCGCGGTCACCCACGGAACCGTGTCCGGGGGAGTCAGCGCATTCAGCAGCATCCGGGTGTTGTCGGCGATCACGCGGTCTAGTCGGTCGGTGAAATCGGCCCGCAGGTCGGCATAGCCAGGGAAAAGCGACTTGATCGAAATGCCCGCGCGATAGCCGTACACGGCCCCGTTTTGCCGCGCGAAAACGTACAGCCCGCTGCCACCGTGGCGGAGAAATTCCTGTAGATTGTGCTGCATGGAACCTCCCGCTGACCCGCGCGATGGTTTGTAGAGGCACTTGGTAAAGAAGCGTTCACCCCACCGTACGGTGCCGGAGGTGCCGCGCTATGCGATGTATTTCGGCTGCGTGCTGGATCAGATCAGCTGGCAGATGCAGCGCTCAGGGCAACTGACCGCGACGGCGCGGCTGGTGGCACAGGGCGAGGCGGTGGGCACGACCACCAGCGCAGGCACGCCCGCAACGCTGGAGTTGAAGCGCTTCGGCCATTTCAACGGCGCGATCACGCGGAACGGGTCGGCGCTTGGCAACGTGGTGTCGGCCGAGATCACCTATGCCAACAATCTTGACCGGATTGAGACCATCCGCAGCGACGGTCGCATCGATGGTGCCGACCCGTCCATCGCCGCCCTGACCGGTTCCATCGAGGTGCGCTTTACCGACCAGACGCTGGTGACGCAGGCTCTGAACGGTG